TTTTAGCGCAATACGCCCCTTCTATTATGGGCGAGAATCTTAACTCGCTCTATAACTACATCCTGCCTCGCGTTAATCGCAATGAGGCGATGTCTGTTCCATCTGTAGCTCGATGCCGCAATCTCATTGCTGGAGTTGTTGGAGATCTTCCACTTAACCTGTATCGCAAGTCCACAGGTGAAGAACTAGGCAATCCAGTCTGGGTTGATCAGCCAGCAATCAATCAACCGCGTTCAGTAACAATGGCGTGGACTGTTGATTCATTGATGATGTACGGAGTGGCTTACTGGCAGGTTACAGAAGTCTATGCAGAAGATGGCAGACCTTCTCGCTTCCAATGGATTCCAAATGTCAAGGTTACATTTACGACAGACCTTTATGGAATGACTGTCACCCAATACTTTATCGATGCAGTTGCAGTTCCTATGTCTGGACTTGGATCAATCGTTACCTTCCAAGCTTATGATGAAGGAATCTTAGAACGCGGATCTGAAACAATCAGAGCTGCAATCGATCTTCGCAAAGCAGCAGTATTAGCAGCAAGCACACCGATGCCTTCTGGAGTGCTACGCAATAACGGAGCAGACCTAGATCCTAAAGAAGTTGCAGGACTACTTGCAGCATGGAAGAACGCTCGTAACAATCGCAGCACTGCTTACTTGACTTCTACTCTGGAGTATCAACCAACATCATTCTCACCTAAAGACATGATGTATGACGAAGCACAGCAATTCCTTGCAACAGAGATTGCTCGCCTATGTTCGATCCCTGCCTACCTAGTAAGCGCAGAAGCCAATTCATCAATGACATACGCAAATGTTTTAGATGAGCGCAAGCAGTTCTACTCTCTTTCTGTTGCTCCCTATGTAAATGCAATTCAAGATCGTCTTTCAATGGATGACATCACTGCTCGCGGTAACGCAGTTAAGTTCGATGTTGATTCATCATTCCTAAAGACTGAACCAATGGAACGGTTATTGGTAATTGAAAAGATGTTATCTCTTGGCTTGATCACAGTTGAACAAGCTATGGAGATGGAAGATCTAACGCCTAACGGCAGCGAAGGAATCGAATAATGGAAAACCAAGTCATCACCTTCTCATCTGGACTCATTGCCAATGTTGAGGAACGCCTCATCTCAGGCAAGATCGTGCCAGCAGGAACAGGCGAAGTGGGCAACACTTCAGCAGGTAAGGTTGTATTCGAGAAGGGCGCAATTGCACTTCCAGAAGATCCTAAGACTGTCAAGCTTCTCAATCAGCACGACTCACGCCAGCCACTAGGCAAGGCAACACAATTCTCAGAGCAAGAAGATGGCATCTATGCATCTTTCAAAGTTTCACGATCTAATCGTGGAACAGAAGCTCTTATCCTTGCAGAAGAAGGCTTGCAAGCAGGTCTGTCTGTCGGAGTAGAAGTTATTAAATCAAAGCAGAAGGGAAATGTTATGTTCGTTTCCGCTGCTAAATTGTTAGAGGTTTCATTGGTAACCGAGCCAGCATTTAAGTCTGCTCAGGTTCTCGATGTAGCTGCTGAGGAAACTCCAGAGGCAGTAGAAGAAGAAATCACACCAACAGAAAGCGAGACAGCTGTGGAGAATACTCCAGAGACAGTTGCAGCACCAGCAGTAGAAGCAGCAGCGGTTGAAGCTGCTCGCCCAACTGTAGTGACAGCAACTACATTCGTGCGCGAGCGCGTAGCACCAATCACATCAGCACAATACCTAGAAGCAAACATCAAGGCAGCTCTTGGTGATGACGAGGCTCGTAGAGTAGTACGCGCAGCCGATGACTCAACAAGCACTAACACAGGCTTGACACTTGCACCACACCTAAACACATTCATCACTGACACATTTACTGGTCGCCCAGCATTTGAGGCAGCAACGACTGCCGCTCTAATGGCAGAAGGTATGAGCTTCACAGTTCCACGCCTTTACACAAACGCATCTTCAGCAGATGTTGCACCAACAGTTGCAGATACAAACGAAGGTTCAGCACCATCTGAGACAGGCATGACATCTGCTTACGACACAGTAGATGTAAACAAGTTCTCAGGGCTACAACGAGTCTCGTTCGAACTCATCGACCGCAGCCAGCCCCAGTTCATGGAATTGATGATGGTAGAACTTCGTAAAGCGTACGAGAAGGCAACAGATACAGCACTTCTAAATGCTTTCATTGCATCTGGAACAACAGCAGCAACAACAGCAGCAACAGCAGCTGGATTGCAATCATTCATCTCAGTAGAAGGCGCAGCAGCATACAAGGGAACTGGCGGAGATTTCGCTAACAAGCTTGTTGCTTCAACAGACCAGTGGGCAGCTATCACAGGATACGCAGACACAACAGGTCGCGCACTTTACTCAGCACAAGGCGCAACATACAACGCAGCAGGTAACGCAGTAGCAACATCTGTTCGTGGGAATGTTCTTGGCACAGATCTAATCGTGGATCACAACATCGCTGCATCTGGCGTAATCGACAACTCAGCGTTCTTGGTTGCACCATCTTCAGTCTATGTCTGGGAATCACCACAGACACAGCTTCGCGTGAATGTTCTAACTTCAGGCGAGATCGAGATCAACCTTTACGGATACTTGGCAATTTACCTTGCTAAGTCAGGTAAGGGTGTTCGTAAGTTCAACCTAACTTAATCAACATAGGTAACTAAGTACGCTCTGAGGGGTAGTAGCCCTCTACCCCTCAGAGTCTTTAGAAAGGACAAGGAATGGCACTAACAACAGTCGCAGAACTCCGATCAACACTCGGAGTCGGTACGCTGTACCCAGATGCCACCTTGCAAGAAGTCTGTAATGCTACGGATGCAGTATTGCTTCCGATGCTCTGGACTAACACTACTTTTAACATTGCACACAGCAACACAGCAACAACAGGAACACTTTACTTTGAGGACAAGGTAGAGAAGGTCTTTTATGTAGGTCAGACTGTGAACATCACAGGCAACGGATCTAAGCACAATGGATCAAAGACTCTCACTGGAGTAGGCGATTACAACATCACCTATAACATCACCGGCAACAACAACACTCCAGCAGTAGAGCATCCAGTTCAACCTTTTGGAACAGTATCAGCAGACACTTATGTTGATTGGGCATTAGACACAGCAGTCCAGCAAGCAGCTTTGATGGTATCTGTAGAGATCTGGCAAGCGCGTACCGCTACTCTCAGCGGTTCTAACCTTGTTGATTTCCAGCCAAGCCCTTATCGAATGAGCGCACAGCTTCTCGCTAAGGTGCGAGGATTGATCGCACACGCGCTAAGCCCTAACTCGATGGTTGGATAATGCCACCAGTTGCCATCACCACACTTCGAACCACTTTAGCGACTGCCCTAGTCAATAACGCTAAGTGGCAGACTTTTGCATTTCCGCCTTCAACAGTCCTTGCTAACTCTGTGATCGTCTCTCCAGATGATCCTTATTTAACACCTAACAACAATGGACAGATCACAGTCAGCCCAATGGCTAATTTCCGCATTGTGATGACAGTTCCGCTCTTTGACAATGAGGGAAATCTTAACGGCATCGAGGACACAGTAGTTAGCGTGTTCGCACTACTTGCAGCATCTTCTTTAGTTTATAATGTAAGCGCAGTCAGCGCACCTAGCGTTCTCAACGCGGCAAGCGGAGACTTGCTCAGCTGTGAGATGTCCGTATCAATCCTAACGAGTTGGAGTTAATTATGTCCGATTGGGAAAAAGAAAACGCAGCCTTTCTCGAAAAGATCGGGCAAGTTGCGCCAGCACCAGCACCAAAGCCAGTAACTAAAAAGGAAGAGGAATAACCGATGTCAGTTTATCTAGCCAATACCGGAGTTCTAACTGTTAATGCGGTTGATCTCTCAACACTAGTAACTTCAGTAACAATTAACCGCGCTTTTGATGAGCTAGAAGTCACCGCACTTGGAGATTCTGGTCATCGTTTCGTTAAGGGATTGGAAGCTTCAAGCATTTCAATCGACTTCCTGAATGACGAGGCAACAGCTAAGACACTTCAGACACTCCAAGCAACTTGGGGAACAAACACCACTGTTACATTCAAGCAGACATCTGCTGCTGTATCAGCTACAAATCCACTTTACACAATGACATGCTTGGTCAATAACATCACACCTGTAAATGGTGCTGTTGCAGACCTTTCAACTCAGTCTGTAACTTGGAATGTATCAGGTACAATCGCAGTAACAACAGCGTAAGAAACTAAACAAAGGGGCTAAACATGGCAAAGCTAAAGATCGTTCGTAATGATGGAAGTGTGCTAGAAGGCGAGATTACTCCAGCAGTGGAGTATGCGTTCGAGCAGTACGCTAAAAAGGGTTTCCATAAAGCCTTCAGAGATGAAGAGAAGCAATCGGATGTTTATTGGCTTGCATGGGAAGTCACACGCAGATCAGGTGAAACTGTTAAGCCTTACGGGATGGAGTTCATTGAAACGCTGAAAAGCGTGGAAGTGTTGGACTCTGACCCTTTAGCTTAAAGCGCGATCTTCCATTCACCTACCTAATTGCTAGGCTAAGCATCAGGTTGGGAATCGCGCCACAGCAATTGTTAGATCTTGATAAGACCATGCTCGATGCATTAGTGCAAGGGCTAAAGGATGAAGCGAAAGAGGTGAGCGATGCCAACACAGGTAACAGGCGCGGTAGAGCTTAGAAAAGCCCTCAAAAAGTTCACTCCAGATCTTGCTAAGGAAACACAAAAAGAACTAGGCACAATCTTAAAGCCGATCACAAACAAGGCTAGAGGATTTATACCTTCGACCTCACCTCTTAGCGGATGGGCTAATCAAGGCACAGGTGCGTGGGAACGCATCGAGTGGTCATCGGGAGAAGCAAAGCGCGGCATTGGATACAAAGCAACACCATCCAAGCCTAATCGCTCAGGCTTTCGTTCCCTTGCTCGCATTGTTAATGCATCGCCTTCAGGCTCTATCTATGAGACTGCTGGTCGATTAAATCCACAAGGCAGACCACAAGCTCCATTGTCTAAGGTCGTAGCCCCCGGACATGTTAATTTCGGCAAGACAATTAGATCAGGTTCTAAGGGTCAATCTCTTAGCAACAATCCTCATGCTGGTCAGCAGTTCATTGAAGCCTTAGATCGAACAGGCACAATCGTTAATGCTTTCAAGCGAGCAGAAGGCGCATCAGGTCGCGCCACTCGTAAGATGAAGGGTCGCGCAATCTTTCGTGCATGGGCAGAAGATGGCGGAAAGACTAACGCAGCTGTTATCAAGGCAATTGAAGATTCAAAAGTTAAGTTCGAGAACTACACACTGAAGGCGGCTAAGTAATGGCAGCAGATGTAAGAATTGACATAGCCGCCCAGTTCGTAGGCAAGAAGGCATTTAAGGAAGCTGAGACTTCCACAGACAGATTGACCAAGAATGTCAAGGGTCTTGCTAAAGGCTTGCTTGCTGTTTATAGCGCACAGAAGGTTCTCTCTTATGCAAAGGCTTCTGTTAAGGCTTTCGCAGAAGATGACAAAGCAGCTAAGGCATTAGGTACTACCCTAAAGAATCTGGGTCTTGCTTACGGATCTAACATTGGCACAGTCAATGGCTTTATCTCTCGCCTTGAAATGCAGACAGGTGTGCTTGATGATGAGTTACGCCCTGCAATGGATCGCTTGCTTCGCGCCACAGGCGATGTTACTAAGTCTCAGGAATTGCTTGGGCTTGCACTTGACATCGCGGCAGGAACTGGCAAGTCAGTCACCCAAGTTTCACAAAGCTTACAAAAGGCATACTTAGGACAGACTCAGGCACTAGGTCGCTTGGGTGTAGGACTTACAAAAGCAGAACTTTCGACATCAACCTTTGAGCAGATCCAAGAACGCCTATCGGTTCTATTCGCAGGTCAGGCAAGCGCAGCAGCCGATACCTATGCAGGTTCACTTGCTAAATTAACTGTTGCAAGTAACAACGCTAAAGAGACTATTGGACAAGG